TTTCTCAAACTTTCCTTTTTCCGGTTAACATGACATACCAATAACTCTTGTCTAAAAAGCCAGCAAGATAAAAAGCCAGTATTCACGACCACCAGCGTGTTTACTGTACTGCACAAGGTTTACAGGTACAAAAAAACCGCTCAGCGGCGGGTTTAAGTTGTGTGGCGAAGTAACCACTCTTAACACGATATAATACTTTTTGCGTACGCGTTAGGATTTTTATAAACTATGCGTCCCCATTCTCGCTATCTTTAGTCGGTCCTGGAATACACATGAAAGTTAGAAGCATAGGATTTACAATAAATAACAATAACAAAAATATTAATACCGTTGACGTAATGAATGCTTTTATCAACGCATCAAACAGAGAACACAGTCGCACAGACTATACTCGTAAAATTCTCATTTCGGATGTGAATGATTTCTATTATGGATTAGTTGTCACATTCAGAAACCAAAAAAAGAACTGTAAGTCGCAATTTGTTGATGGTAAATTCCAGCTTAAAATTGAAGATCTTCAAGGAAGTGACAAACTTGCTAATTTCAACTTTTTCTTAATTAAAAAATCTAATCTTTCTGGTCTCTATATGTATCACCACGGTTCATGCAGTCTGAACACTCTCTTTTCTCATTTAGAAACAATAAGTAATGAATTTATCAGAAATCAAAATAAAGAAGAAATAAAAAAAACTTGGTGATAAACCAAAACAAAAAGAAGTAACTGCAATAAATAAAAGATACAAAGAAAGACTGACTTTCAGCCTTATGACAAATAAAAACAACATTCAGAGTGTTTTATGTCAATTCAAAGAGATTAAAAGCACAAGCTTTAAATTTAATTATATAGATTTTAAAGGTGGACCAATGACTGCGCTTGAACAATTTGTTAACACCACCACAATAGATATGAATTTTAATTCTAGCGACAGAACAAAAGTGCAACAACTATCTCAGAATCTTTCAAATATTTATAATTCTATGAGTGGAGTTGCTAAAGCACAGGTTATTGCAGTAAACCATGCAGGAATAGAAAAAACCATTGATTTTATGAACTGCCCTGTTTTTTTTGAAACATACGATTTCGATATAATTGCCGATAAAGTCAATGGATTGACAAACGATAATTATACAACAAACCCTGTTTTTGATATGATAAAAGAAGAAATGCTGAACGGGACGAATAAAAATGCCTTTATATGAATGGCTAATAAATAAAAGATTGAGGTATCAGTACCTTACACTGCTTGCATTCTCGATCCTGGCATTGCTTGCACTTTACCTATTGTACAGAAACACACCTAAAGTAAGTGTTAACTTTTTTGAGTTTTATCATAAAAACTTACGAGGCTATCTCTTCTCCGGTTTTATTTCCGTGGGCTCATTTTTATTGAGCCTGCATACCTTTGTCATAATAAATTTACGCGATAAGGTTTTTGCAACTCAGGAATATAAGGAAATTTATAGCATTGCCACTGGTATACCTATTGACAAAATCAATGATAGTGTACTTTATAAACCTTTAGACAATTTATCCTCATTTATTAATACATCAATATTATGTTCTATCACAACAGCAATTGCACAATTCACTATTGGACTTTCAACTAATTTATATGCATGCTTATTTTGCGTATGGCTTGCAATACTAACGGTATTTCTTTTATTACATTGCCTCATCATAATCAGACAAAATATTAAAATTTTATTAAAGCAACAGAGAAAAAAAGGGGGGTAATTCCCCCTAATATTACAACATTGAAAGCACACCATCCAGAAAACCAAGAGCTGTTTGCAACTCTTTTCTTATTGTCCCATCAGAACACTTCTGCTTCTTTGCAATAGTTCTTAGTGAGATGCCGATAACAAAATGAGCAATAACCAACTCATACTCTTCGGGCTTATATTTCCGCAATCGCGCAACACAGCTGTCAATCATGATTCCTTCATCATCATCGCATTGTTGGCGTGTTTTCTTTCCATGAGGTAGTAAACCTTTAAACCCTGCAGCAACAGGCTGCCAGTCCACACCACTGTTATCTGCTGCAGCCCATGCACCCCAGCGGTCCAATACTTCATACATATCACGCATCAACTTTCTCCACAAAATCAGGCCAGCACGCCAATTGCCAGTGCACGATCGATAAAACGAAATATCAGCTCCAGCTGGGAGCCATACTTCTCTTCAAATGCCACGGTATCCGCATGCAGCTCGTCGTGATGCTTTCTGCACAAAGGCAACACAAAGAGGTCATGCGCTTTTGTAGCCATTCCACCCTGACCGTGACCTATCAGGTGGTGGGGATCATCAGCAGGTTTTCCACAACATGCGCACGGCTGCGTCTTAACCCATCGCGTGTACTTTTCATTAACCCAGCGGCGACGTTTTGGGCGTAACATAAAAGACTCCGGCGACTCCGGATCCACTTTCAGCGCCAGCACCTTTTTCGCTTTATCCTGGATGATGCTGGTGGCAGGAACCGAAGGCACAAGGTCACTTTCCCGGGTGACAGACGGCACAACAGGCTTCGGTAATCTCAGTGCCTTACGGGCTGCACTTTCCGGTAAGGCATCCGCCAGATCATTACGAATCAGCCACCAGCACAGTTCCGGCATTGTCACAACGTGACTGTCATCAAAACCGAGATCCCGACGCACGACAGACAACACCCAGCGGGCACAGTTATCCGTTGCCATTGATTCCAGCCGTTCCGTGAACTGATCGCGCAGCTGGTTATCGCAGTGCCAGCACAGACGGATTGCGCCCGGCGCGTGTCGCATTGTGGTCATGTTCTCGCTGTGCCAGTCGGAATGAGGCCACTGGCAGCCTTTTTCACGAAGTAACCAGCTTTCAAGACATTCCACGCCACCAGCACGACGGATCACTGCCTCATTGCGGAACACGGCCCGAACGGCAGGATCATCCGCCAGCGGTTGTGATGCCGCCGGAACGGCACCACTGGCGAAAGATGAATAACGTTCCGGCTCAGGCTCCAGCAGGACACGCCCCTGCATAAACAGGGGCATCAGCTCTGAACCTGGCCTGAACAATACGATCCCCATACGCGGGGCAATTTCAGGGGTCAGTAGTGCTCTCACGGTCACCTCAATGAACGGTATCGAGCAGCTTTAACAGCTCAGGGAATCGGGATTCGAAGAAATGCGGCTTCGTCTCGCGCGGATTTGCGGGACTGGTGATGTTCTTGCCGAACATGCAGCCTTTCGCTGTCAGCGACCAGAATTTTTTGATGTTGTTAATCGCGGTACGGCTGTATCGTTCGCGCTGCTCGACGATCCCCAGCTTCACCATCTGGTGATATGCCTGATTAGCTGTCAGGCGGATACCATACTGCTTCAGCAGTGCACTCAGTGACAGCGTGGGACGGCTTGAGCCATCAGGCGCGTCAGCAGGAGCATCAATGGCATAGCGCGGTGCCAGATTCGGTAAGCCAACAGCCTCCTGGAGTTTCTGACAGGCACCAAGCACTGAAGAGTTAGACAGGTTTAACTCCCGGCGCATAAAGTCCAGCAGAATCACGCCAGCCTGCATCTTGTCAGCAGCCTGCCCGGATAATTTTTCCGATGCGCTGGTTACCATATCGAAAGTACGGATCACCTTCAGATGGAATGACGGGCTGATCCACATTGCATAGGCATACACCAGTTCTTTGCAGACATACGTCCCCTGGTTATTTCCGCCATTAATAACGCTAACTGGTTGATTCTTTTCCAGAGGCGGAATTCCACCCTCGGTGAAAAGTTGTTCAATCAATTCACAGGTTTGCTTATTGGAGAGCCAGTATTTCGGGCGTTTTTTTTGTTCTCCCCCGGCTGCCCTGTGCAGATCGTTCAGGCTGTAACGCCCATAAGCATCACGACGAACTTCAATACCATCAATGACCATCAGATTATTCATACTTCGTTTCTCCTCTTGATCAGGCGGCTGCACCCACCGTTTTCTCGTACTTACTGATAGTGATCTCGACCTTCCCTTTCGGGATAACCGGTCCCCACTCCACCAGCATTCTTTTCACCTGACTGTCGTCTTCCCACACACCCGCATGGGTCAGGGCGTCAAACAGCGCCTTGTTATAGTTGTCCAGATCGCGGATCCGGTTATCCGGAGGAAACAACACGATCTCCACTGAAGCAGGTGCCGACGTTGGTTTCGGCAGACGACGTAACTGCTCAACTATTGCTGCGCACGCCGCGCTCTGGAATTTGCGCCCCGCTGCGCTTATCAGACTCTTACCAGCAAACGCCCCTTTGTTGGGGTGTCGCCAGTACGTGTTCACGCTGGGAGGGAAAGGCAAGATCAGCTTCATACTTTCAGGCCCCTCTCATGTAACCAGTGGGCTGCACGCAGCCTGGCGTTTTCCTCACCGGCAAGCAGTGCGCGGATAATCCCGACCGCCTCGCTGTCGTCGTCCTTCACCGCGGTATGAAGAGTTATCCCCCGGGCCACGCCACGCTTTATCGTGATGACGCCTTTTTTCTCCAGTGCGCGAAGATGCTCCACCGCTGCATTCACCGAACGGTATCCCAGCATGGTTGCCACCTCCTGATTGGTTGGCGGAAAGCCACGTTCTTGCTGGTAAGAAATCAGCATATCCAGCACCTGCTGCTGGCATTGAGTTAACGTCGTCATGCCGCCATCTCCCTGACCAGTTTTTCCGCCTGCTGGCGAACCTGCGCCAGAAAGGCCTCACCACATGCCTCAAGTTCATCGCGCCCGATGTAGCTGATTGCCGGTCCCTTCCAGGTCTTGTCGAAAACAGCAATAGCACCAGCGAAGAAAGCGCCTGTCGGCACCTGCTTCTCATCCTTCGGGATAAACCAGGCAGGCAGTTCAAAACCAATACGCCCGCGAATAAAAGCAATATGGTCCGCATCTTCCGGCCACCACACTTCGCTGGTGGCAGCTTTGATCAGGAAAACATAGCGCCCGCCCTTATCACGCATGGCACTGGCATGTTTCATGATGTAACGCATGCCGGTGATGTATTGCCCCTCATGCTGACTGGCGCGGCTGTATGGGGGATTACCAAAGGCAGCACCTTTAAGCTCCGCAAGACGTTCTGACCAGTCATGCGCCAGCGCGTTATCTTCCGCCGTGTAATACGCGGCACATTTGGCGTTATCACCGTCAGTAAACAGATCCAGAACAAACGGGCCAAACAGGGTGTTAATTCCCCAGAAAATGTTGTCCGGCGTGCGCCACTGATCGCCCACTTCCTTCAGTTCATGGGCTGGTTTGTTCCGCAGTTCCACCAGCGCCTGGCAATATTTATTACTCATTAAGCCCCCACGTAATTCCCTGACAGATACCACTCTTCACCCGATGCAGCGCGCTTGCTGCTTTTCCGTAAGCACCGCTCACGACGCGCCAGAAAATTGTTTCGTTCTGGCTGGGAGTGGCTTTCACGGAATGCCGCCATCCACACCGTTGCAGCACGACGGTATAAGCCCCTGGACTCCAGTTCTTCAGCCTGGCGGGTCAGGCACAAAATCACCCGTGGATCGTTAGTGCCGACATAGAAATTGCGCACAGGTCTGGTTTCTCGAACTGGTTGTGGTTCCGGTTCCTGCGCTCTCTCAGTCAGGCGCGGGAAATGTCTGCGTGTATCTCCTTCACAACGGTGAGCCACACGCCCACTCTGACGTAACTTGCTTGCTGACTGCAGAACGCGCTGCCGTGAGTAACCTGCAAAAGCATCCGCAATGTCTCCGGAAGTACATCCCGGATGGGCTTCAATGAATTTCTGAACTTCATTCAAAAGACTCATGATCACCCCCTGAATCCTGCC